TCCTCGCCAACGGACTTCCCTGTCCATCGCACCGGCTGCTCCGGTCTCGCGAACTCTCCCTCCTGTATGACCACAAGTGATGACACCTACAGCGATGCTGCCCCCACGGGTACCACGCTGAAGGGGCGGTACACCCAGCTCAGCACTCTCCGTGATCCATACCTGGTTCGGGCTAGAGACTGTTCCAAGTACACGCTCCCCAATCTCCTTCCTCCCGAAGGGGCCAACGGCAGTACCCGCCTGAAGACCACCTACAGTTCCTTCGGGGCTCGCTGCGTGAACTCCCTTCAGGCCAAGCTGCTCCTGGCGATGTTCCCTGCCAATGCTCCGTTCTTCAAGCTGACCATTGACCAGCAGGCTCAAGCCCGCATGGGCATTTCCCCCGACAAGAAGGCCGAGCTAGACAAGGCCCTCTCCGGAGTCGAGCAAGTAGTAGTCGATGACATTGAGACCTCGATGACTCGCCAGCCCGCTGGTGAAGCCATCAAGCATCTCCTAGTAGCTGGCAACACGCTCGTCTTCATGAAGCCTGAAGGTGGCCTCAAGGTCTTCCCCCTGCACCAGTACGTGGTCAAGAGGGGCCCTGAAGGGACACTGCTCGAGGCCATCGTGGAAGAGCATCTCTCCCCTATGGAGATCGATGATGTCCAGCTGCGTGACTCAGTAGTCTCCCGCATCAAGGCTGAGAACAAGGGTGGTAAGGCTACAGCAGAGAACACCATCTGCCTGTACACCTCCGTCAATCGCCAGCTCGATGGCTCCTACAAGGTCCGCCAAGAGCTTCACGATGTCCCCCTGCTGGCCTCCGCTGGTAGCTACCCCGCTGGTTCCTGCCCGTGGTTGGCCCTCATGTGGTCTGCCGTGTGTGGTGAGGACTATGGCCGTGGCCTGGTTGAGGACTACATCGGAGACTTCATCTCTGTCGAAGGTCTCCAAGCAGCCATCGTCAAGGCTGCCGCTATCGCAGCTCGCATCGTCACTGTGGTGTCCCCCAACGGGACCACCAAGAAGATGGACCTCACCAAGGCTGAAACTGGTGGAGTCATCTCCGGCACAGTCACCGATGGTCGAGCTGTCGATGTGGCCATGCTCCAGGCTGACAAGTCCCATGACCTCGCTGTGGCTCAGTCCACCCGCGATGCCATCAAGACTGACCTGTCCTATGCATTCATGCTCAACACCGCCATCCAGCGGGATGCTGAGCGTGTCACTGCAGAAGAGATCAGGTTCATGGCCAACGAGCTGGACTCCACCTTGAGTGGCTCCTACTCGAACCTCTCGTTGACCTTCCAGCGTCCCTTCCTCACGGTCCGGATGCTGCAGCTGTCGAAGATGGGGAAGCTCAGTGCTCTCCCTCCGAGCATCAAGCCGGTCATCGTCACGGGCATTGCAGCCCTCGGCCGTGGTGCAGAGCTGGCCAACCTTCAAGCGTTGGTCAAGGACATCGTAGACCTGGGTGGCCCTGAAGCCCTCAACAAGTACATGAACTTCGGCAACCTCATCACCCAGCTGGCTACGGCTAGACAGGTGAAGACGGATGGCCTGGTCAAGACTGACGACCAGATCGCCCAAGCTGAAGCACAAGAACAGCAACAGCAGGCGATGTCCACCCTTGGACCGAATGCTGTCAATGCAGCTGGTGGTATCGCTAAGCAGGTCGTGGCTAATCATGGATCAGCTCCGCAGGCTCCCGCTGCACCTCAATAAGAGAACCCTCCCAAATGGCAGATGCAATCCCCGTCAGTGGCAGCCCCGATGTCTCGGTGGCGGTCCCTACTGACCCGTCGTTCGCCCCGAGCAACGAAGTCGTCCAGCAGCCTCCGGCCCCTACCGATGACGCTATGGCTCTGGCAGTCGCAGCTCAGGCTCTTCTGGTGATGCCAGAAGTCCCCGAGATGAAGGACCTGCCGAAGGACCTGAAGGATGAAGCCAAGGCTGCCAAGGCCAAGGGCTACACCGTCGATGTGGTCTCGGCCAACGCCATCGCAATCAACTACTAAAGTCTGATGACTACAGAGAACGCATACGTTCCGCCGATCGCATCTGAGCCCGTATTGGGCGAGTCCGATCACGACAAGGCCATGATTGCCCTGTCCGAAGGCAAGGAGTCAGCTGCTCCCGCTGCAGTGGCCACCCGTCCCGACAACATCCCCGAGAAGTTCTGGGATGCAGAGAAGGGCGTGGTCCGCACTGACGAGCTGGCCAAGAGCTATGCCGAGCTGGAGAAGGCTCGCGGCGCTGAGGGCAAGCCCCCGGCAACCCTCGAGGTCCCCAAGACGGAGACCCCTGCAGAGGGCGACCCGGCTGCTACTACTCCCCCGGCTGATGCCTCAGAGGTCATCGGCTTCGAAGCCTTCTCGAAAGAGTTCGCTGAGACCCAGGCGCTGAGCCCTGAGAGCTACGAGAAGTTGGCCAAGCAGGGACTCTCTAAGGACATCGTTGATTCGTACATCGAAGGCCAGAAGGCCATCGCTGCGAACCAGATGAACGAAGGCTTCACCCTTGCAGGTGGCCAAGAGAACTACGGCAAGATGGTTGACTGGGCTGCTGCCAACATGAGCCCTGCAGAGATCGCTGCATATGACACGGCCATGAGCCACTCGATCGCACAACGGAACCTCGCTATCGAGGGACTGAAGGCGCGCTACGAGAAGTCTGTCGGTAGCGACCCGAAGCTCATGACGAGTGGTGGCCAAGCTGCCGCTACTGGTGCCTCGTATGCCTCACAGGCTGAAGTCACCCGTGACATGAATGACCCGAAGTACGCCAACGATGCAGCGTTCCGCTCGATGGTTCAAGAGAAGCTGAATCGCAGCTTCAACTGAGACTGTGCAGTACGTCTGACGGAGCGTCATCCCGTCACCCCATACAACTAAAGGAGTCGCCACATGGCTGACACTCGTGCCTTCCAGGGCTACTCCATCAATGGTTCTGGTACCCGTATCGCCACTGCTCGTCGTCTCGACGGCGTGACGCCTACCCTGACCAACCTGACCCAGGATACCGACACGCTGATCGCGTTGGGTAGCCAGTGGATCACCATCAAAGACGCCATCGCAATGGGCGTCCTTGACCGCATTCCCGCCAGCAACACCCTGGTCGAACTCTTCGGCCCGGCTGGCTTCGTCTGGAAGTAATACCCGGTGTACGGCAGCCTCGTAGCTTCACGAGTGCCGTTGACTGCCAGGAATAAAAGCTGGCTCCCCTTTCGCCTAGGCGCTCTGCCGAAGCAAACCTCCGCGTCGTATTCGCAGCACCGTCCAGCAGCCGCCCCGAGGGGTGACAACTGATTCGGCAACTGTGCAGAGAACACACGAAGAGAACCCTCCGCCCTGCATGGGCATGTCTCCTCTCTCATTGAGTTCCAAATGGCAAACGCAGTACAACTGGCAATTGGCCAGATCAACGGTGCAGGCGCAACTGACGCCCTGTTCCTCAAGGTTTACGGTGGTGAAGTCCTGGCCGCTTTCGCTACGGCTTGTGTCACGGCTGACAAGCAAATCGTCCGCACCATCCCGCACGGCAAGTCGGCTCAGTTCCCGGCCACGTGGCGTGTCACGGCTGGCTACCACACCCCTGGTGCGGAAATCGTTGGCCAGGTGTCGAACGTCAACGAACGCGTCATCACCATCGATGACCTGCTCCTGTCGAGCGTCTTCTGCGCTTCGATCGACGAAGCCAAGAACCACTTCGACTATCGCTCGATCTACTCGAAGGAATGTGGTCTCCAACTGGCGTACGCCTGGGATCGCAACTCGCTTCAGTGCATGGTCAATGCAGCTCGTGCCACGGCTACCGTCACTGGTGCCAACGGTGGTACCGAACTCCTGAGCACCACCACGCTGTACCGTACTTCGGCTGTTGACTTGGCTGCGGGCATCTACACCGCTGTCCAGACGATGGATCAGAAGGACATCCCGTTCGGCGACGAAAAGAATGTCTTCCTGAAGCCGGCTCAGTACTACCTGTTGGCTCAATCGACTGCCCTGTTGAATCGCGACTGGGCTGCCGACAATGGCAACTACGCCAAGGGTCAGATTCTCCAGATCGCTGGTGCGAATCTCATCAAGACGAACAACCTCCCGACTTCGGTCATCTCGACTGGCCCCACGGCTTACCAGGGTGACTTCTCGAAGGTTGCCGCTGTGGTCACCACGAAGGCAGCCATCGGTACCGTCAAGCTGATGGACCTGGCCACCGAGATGGCTTGGGATATTAGGCGCCAGGGTACCCTCATCGTTAGCAAGTATGCGATGGGTAGTGGCGTGCTCCGTCCGGAGTGCGCGGTCTCGCTAGTGACCACGACCTAATTGGTAATCTCCTGCCGCGTTTGCGGTGTGGAGAAACCAGACACCGACTACTACATGCGGAACAACGGCAAGCGCCGTACTGACTGCATCCCGTGCCGCCTGGCTCAGGGTGCAGCAGCTCGCTATGGAGTAACGGTGGGCCGCATCAACGAGATGTGTGAAGAGCAGGGCAACCGCTGCGCCATATGCCACACGCATAAGGACGACATCGACCATGCCTCCTTCAAGCACAACTCGTTGGTCATCGATCACGACCACAAGACTGGCAAGGTCCGGGGCCTTCTGTGCCCCACCTGCAATCTCATGGTCGGCCACGCTCAAGAGAGCCCGGAGCGATTGATGAACGGCGCTGCGTATCTCACGAAACACCAGTAGTACACCTAGAGGGGCAGGCGGGGTTCAACCTGCTTGCCCCTTTTTGCGCTTCTCCCCCTATTCCCCAATTCAATGACCACCTCCGCATTCACCACTGAGCTTGAAGCCGTAAACGTCCTGCTCCAAGTGGCAGGCGAGGCACCCGTCACAGCACTTACGGTCACCGGCCTGTTGCCCCTTGACCAAGCACGAGCAGTCCTCCTCGAGGTCCGCCGCTTGGTCCTCAATGAGGGCTGGGCATTCAACACTGAAGTGCGCTATCCGCTCCCCCGCGCAGTTGACCTGACCATCTCAGTTCCATCCAATGCTATGCAGGTGGATGTGGACGATGACTTCAACTCGAGCTGCACTCCCGTCCAGCGCGGCAACCGCCTGTACGACACCAAGAACCACAAGTACACCTTCGCTCAGGACCTGACAGGGACCTGCAAGATGCTCCTGGAGTGGGATGACCTGCCCCAGGCTGCTCGCCACTTCGTCATGGTCAAGGCTGCTCGGGTCTATCAGGGCAGGTCCTTCGGGTCCACCACTGCAGACTCCTTCTCGGCCGCTGATGAGCAAGCTGCTCGTACCGCTCTCGAGCAGAGCGAGGCTGACGAGGGTGACTACAACATGCTCTACGACAACTACACGAGTGCCTCGATGCTGATGTTCCGTGACACCTTCACCACCCCTGCAGCCGGAGTCCTCTACTAACATGAGTCTCATCAGCCGAGCACTCCCTGGTTTGTTCGGTGGTGTCTCTCAACAGATTCCAGCGATGCGTCACCCCACCCAGTGTGAGGTGCAGGACAACGCTGAGGCTACCCTCCTGGATGGTCTCTCGAAGCGACCTGGTAGTCACCACGTTAGGGCGTACACCCCGTCCTTCGGCAGTGAACCCTTCAGGGGCATCGATGGGACCATCACCCCTGGTGACATCTCCATCCAGGAATTGGACTTCGGAGTAGGGCAGCAGTTCGTCCTCGTGATGTCCAACGGGAAGCTCTGCGTATACAACCTCATCACAGGGCTGGATGTCGCTGTGGACTTCCCCGATGGTGCTGGGTACCTGGTGTGTACCTCTCCCTCGCAGAACCTCATCGCTACCACCGTAGCTGACTACACGTTCATCGTGAATACCAACACCGTGGTCACAGCAAGCACTGCTGTCGCTACGCTGAATCCGATCAATGTGGGCTACATCTCGGTGAAGCAGGCCATTGCTGCCACCACGTACACCATCACGGTGGACAGCTTCACCTTCACGCACACCTCGGCTAGCACCCCCAGCACTACGGTCATCGCTGATGCTCTCATCACTGGCATCGCTGCTGCTGCTGGCTCCGGGTACACCATCACTCGAGTGGCTGGCACCAACATCATCAAGGTGGTGAAGACTGCTGGCACTGCTGTTACGGTCACCTGCATCGATGGCTTCGGCTCCCTGGCTATGGTGAACATCACCAATGGTCTCCCGAAGTACTCAGACCTTCCAGTGAAGTTCGAGACTGGCTACACGGTCACCATCGTTGGCCAGGCTGATACCCAGAAGGACAACTACTATGTCATCTGGGATGGAGTGAAGTGGGTCGAGGCTAAGAAGCCTGGAGTCACTGACACCCTAGACAAGGCCACCATGCCTTGGATTCTCCTGCACAACTCTGATGGGACCTTCACCTTCAAGCAGAACCCTAACTGGGAACTGCGCCTGGTGGGGGATGACACATCCAACCCGATGCCGTCCTTCGTGGGCAGCACGATCCGCGATGTGTTCTTCCACAGGAACAGGCTGGGGTTCCTCTCAGGGGACTCCATCATCCTCAGCAAGGCTGGCAAGTACTTCGGCTTCTTCGCTGAGACAGTCACCACTGTGCTGGACACGGACCCTATCGACCTGGCTGCTGCCTCGTCACTGGCTCCCACTCTCGACTATGCACTCCCGTTCAACGAGGTCCTCCTTGCTTTCTCTGCGAAGGCTCAGTTCACGCTATCTGCTGGCGACATCCTGTCTCCTAAGTCAGCCAAGCTGGTCCAGTCAACAGCTTACGAAGTTGACATCCTCACCCGTCCCCAGGCTGTCGGCAACCGAGCTGTCTTCGCCAACCTCCGTGGGGAGTTCGCCTCGATCAACATGTACCAGGTGGCGACCGACACCCAGTCTCGGGTGTACGAGGTCGATGATGTCACCGATCATGTCCAACGGTATGTTCCTGCATCCCCGGCTCAGCTTGCCCCTAGCGAGTCTAATCGACTGATCGTAGTCGTCCCGTATCCACCGACCAACCAGATGTACCTCTTCAAGTACGAGGAGGACAAGGAGCAGGTCTCCAAGTTGACCCAGCGGTCCTGGTATAGGTACCTCACGGCTACCCCTCCAGTGTCCGCTGAGACGGCCATCCTGCAGGTCTTCTGGGTGAAGCAGCGGCTCTACATGATGA